TATCTTTGTAGGTCAGATAATCCACGCAGCATTATAGAATAAACTGAATATGGGAAAACGCTTTATTTTTATCTTAATGACATGCTCATTATTGAGTATAGCTACTGTTGTGCATGCACAGTATATTGACAAGCAAACCTATACTTTTGCCATCAAAAAGGCTGATACTCTGAAACTGGACAAGTATGTAATGATTGATCAAATACAAGGGACACAATCAAAGCCCGTCATTCTTTTTGCATTTGGGGAAGGTTTCAAAGGCGGGAGAAGAGATAATCCCGATTACATTTCTTATTTTCATTTTTGGGCACGAGCCGGCTATGTGGTAGTATCAACAGATTACCGTACCCAATTAAAGGATATAGATAAATCGGAGTATTCGGACTTGCAAGGATTCTCTTCTGCCCTGCAACAAGCAATCACTTGTGCTGTAGAAGATTTTGGTGATGCTACAAATTATATAATTGAGCATAGTGTAGAATGGCAAATAAATCCTGCACAAATTATAGCTTGCGGTTCGAGTGCAGGTGCGATAACTGCCCTTCAAGCAGAGTATGAGATTTGCAATCAAACGGCTTTTGCGGACAGATTACCTGCCAATTTCAATTATGCAGGAGTCATTTCCTTTTCTGGAGCAATCTGTGCCAAGGGTATTCCAAAATGGATAATGTCCCCTTGTCCTCTTATGTTGTTCCATGGTGATGCCGACAGCACGGTTCCTTTTACTAAGGCAGTAGTAGAGGAAATGGGGCTATGGGGCTCAAACTTTATCTGTATGCAACTGAAAGAAAAAGAGACAGCATACTATTTCTATATAGCGGAAGGTATAGGACATTCCCTATCCTATTCTCCTATGAAGGATAATCGTCATGACATCTTGAGCTTCCTAAACCGGTTGGTACTTGGTAAAGAAAAACGTTGCATTACGACTGTAGAGAAGAATCCGGAAATATCTAGATATAAGAGTGATTTTACAATAGAAGATTATATCCGTGAAAATATGCGTTAATTCCTATCTTTATATCCTTTCCAGAGTTTTTGTTTCTCCACCAATCAATTATCTTTGCACATTATTATTCTATAAAAACAAATCTTTAATTCTATAAATTATGTTGGTACGTATTATCAGTATGGTCATAGCCGGAGTTATTATAGTATATCTAGTCCGTTGGATTGATAATTTTTTCTCCAGGTATCGCAAATAAATCTTGCCTGCAATGTAAACCAAATACTCCAATTTGTTTCCCGTTACAACCTATGCGGACAAAATGCGGACATTTTCTAATTCTAAAACAAGAAAACCGCAAAAGCTTTTTATTAGCCATTTGTGGTTTTTCCTTGTGATTCCGTTGCCACTACTTTTCATACTGGCTGATAGTCAATTATATATATTTTGTTACCTAAATTACTTTTAGGAAAGGAGGTTTTAATCAACACCTGGCATTGAACAATACACATAGTAATCTTCCTCAATACAAGTTATTTTAACGTCAAATCCATCAGGGTCAATTCCGTCTGTGCTGATGCAAATAGTATCTCCTACTTTCCCTAATAATTCTTTTATTTCCACCTCAAAACTGAACTGCCCAGCTTCAACAATATAGAGATACGCTTTTTTATCCATATTACTTCTGCTTTTGGATTAATATTTGAATTGTTCTTTCTTTCTCAGTTATCACTCTTTCTTTTTCCTCCAATAGAGCGTTGAGATGCTCTATCTCTTTGCGACACTCGCTTAAAGTTATATCTCCAGAGATTTTATTACCATTGCCCTTAACTTGATGACCTATATTAATTCCAGAAGAGTTTACATCTCTATCAAAAAAATAATCTATTGGTACATTAAAATAATCTGCTATAATTTCCAGGTTGTCGGCACCAGGAATCGAAGTGTTATTGAGCCAAACATATAAGTTTGATTTAGATACACTTGTATCTTTCAAAAACTGTGCTTGACTGATCTTTCTATCTTCAAATAATCTTCTTATTTTATCAGGATTAAACATGTTATACTATTTATACTAGATTTAAATAATAATATAAGATTAAAATAATAGGATTAATATTTTGATATTAGACTATTATTTTAAACCTTTGCGTTATAAATATAATAATAACAATTGTAATATTTAAGATTATGGAAGAGAAAAAGCAAAAAATGGTACCCAAGTACCATTACGACCAGATGGAGAAAAGCACGAGACTGAGGCTCCGTGATGAGTTCCTAAGAAGAAGCGGTATGTCATTGATTACATTCTACGACAAGTTAAGAAAAGACTCCTTCAAACCTTTGGAAAGAGAACTATATGAGAACATTTTCATAATTCAACAAAATTAAGAACCAATCAAATTATGGAGGAATTTAAAAGAATACCCTTCGGTGGTAATCCCTATGCGGATTTTGAGTTTTTCAAGGTAGAATTAAAAGTCTGCGATGTGAAATACACTCCAGAGCAGATTTATGCACACTTTGAATTCACAAGTGGGTACAAAGTAGATGTACAAGGTACATTTTATCCCTCACTAATTCGCAAAGCTATAGTTCAAGTTCGCGAAATGGAGCAAGCACATATTACAAACTCATCACGTTGTGAAATTCATGCCGATAACTAACATCGAGTTCTACAACACCCCCGAAGGTGATGTGATGATTAAAGAACTTGGGCATGCGGCAGTTGTGCTTTGTGAGGACAACCGCCCGACCATCGAGTACATGCTTGCTGTCATCAAGGACAGATACCCGAAAGCACATGCCAGGTTAATGCAACTTTACTCCAGTAGTACAATGAATAGGTGGCATTATGAATTCCGGGTAGTTCACCGCTTCATCCGCTGCAACTTCGGCGAGTATGACCAATACAACCTTGACATCAATAAGGATGGACAATTCGTATTCGAGGAGGTAAAGTGCCCACTACGAGGTGAGTGCGAACATGAGGGAGTGATTTGTCGCCCGGAACTTGACACGGCACTAACCGCCCGTGAGATGAATGTTTTCAGACTCATCGCTTCCAATTGCCAGACGGATGATATTGCAGCGGAACTGCACATATCACCTTATACGGTGAACCGCCATCGGGAGAATATCAAAGCGAAAATCAAGGTTCGTAATGTGAGTGAGATGATTTCTTACTGGCATCAGAACCAGATGAAATGAATACCAATAAAAAAGAAATATCAATGAAGAAAGGTCAGAAAGTACGCATTCTGCGTACCAATCAGGTAGCGACAATCGTCGAAGTGGAGTTAATCAGAAAAAGTGGCAAGGTACACCGCTACTGTCATCTGAAGGTAGATAAAAAGCAGGACTTATGGTTAGACTCTTCAGAACTGGGGGAATTGGTGGAAAGGTGCCGGATCACTTTCCATGATGACAGAGGGCAGGAATTATACTTCGATGTGGAGCGTGATTATGGTAAGGAGAATTTGAGCATGACATTGACCGGATGTCCAGAAAACCTCAAGGAGCATCACGGAATCAATATAGTGATGGCCGAAATGTTCCTCGATGGTTTTAAGGCACACCAATCTCATTCTTGATAATCACCACAACATATGACGGAAGAAAATCTTACACCATATATCCCTATCGGAACTTTATTCAAATACCTGCTCAAGGATTACCGTAGGGAGCGGCAGCGCACCATTCATATGGAGGCCCAAATCAGAAGTCTGTTAAAGCGGAACGCGCCTATCTTGAGCAGGAAATAGGCAAAGTAAAGCAAAGACTGCTGAAGAAGGTGGAAAGGAGTGAGAGACAGATTGATTACTCGCAGGAAATCAGCCGGCTACACCAGGCTGTTTCCTGCCGGAACAACACGATAGAGCAGCTCAGGAATGAGAATGCCCGACTGAAAAATGAACTCGATACGTATTTGCTGTTTCTCGGTAAGATTTAAGTCCTACCATCCGAACCCGGAAACAGTGTAATTCGTAGCGGCAATATACAGAACTATGTATTTTACTCAAGACGATATAAAACGAATCAAGGAGGCCTCCAAAGGCAGGCTCCTCGATGTTATCGGTGACTTCCACGAACTGCGGAAACGGGGTGCCGAATATAAATGCGAATGCCCTAAATGCCATGGACAGGAGAAGTTGCATATCTCTCCGGCCAAACAGATTTTCAAATGCTTCAGTTGCCCGGATATAAAAGGCAAGGAACCGCTGGACTATCTGCAGAGGGCGGAAGACATGCAATTCCTGGAGGCATGCGATTACCTGGCGCGCAAATTCAATGTATTGCTCGATCCGAAGCCGGAGAAAAAGGCTCCCAAAGCCGCCAAAATGAAAAAACGGAGCAAGGAGGCCAAGGGAGAAAACGTAGATACATTCTGCGCCCGTATGCTTGCCGGCAGCGGGCTGACCTATCAGGACGTAACGGCACATATCTTCAAGAAGGGAGATACACAGAGCATTTTCGAGGCGAAGACTTTCCGTCCGGGAACCGTTGACGAATACGGCAATATCGTTGACGGGGATGATGTCATCATCGAATATTACGACCTGGACGGCATGCCGGTCACTTATACCCGTAAGCTGCCGGGGCGTGGCAAGCAGGAGCTCAAAGTGTATTACCGCGTCCGCTGGCAGTTCCCGGATGAACACCGGGACAAGGAAGGGAAACCGTTCAAATACAAGTCTCCTGCCGGCAGCGGTACGCCCATATACATCCCGGAACGCATGAGGCAGATGTACAAGAGGAAAGAACAGTTCCCAAGGCTCTACATCCAGGAAGGGGAAAAGAAAGCGGAAAAGGCATGCAAGCACGGTATCCCCTCCATAGCGGTCAGCGGCATCCAGAACCTGGGACAGAAAGGGGCGTTGCCGGAGGATCTTGTCAAGATAATCACTGTCTGCGGAGTCAAGGAAGTGGCTTTCATTTTTGATGCGGACTGGAATGATCTCTCCAATAATATAAAATTTAATACCCCCGTCGATACACGCCCCCGGTGTTTCTTCTCCGCTGCTCGCAACTTCAAGGAATATATGCGTATGCTGAAAAACCGCGGCATCATGGTGGAAATATTCATTGGCCACATCAACAAGAACGATGAAGGCGACAAGGGACTGGACGACCTCTTGGTCGATAAACTGGCCGGCCATGAAGAGGAACTGGCCGAAGACCTGGAATTTGCCTGCAATGAAAAATCCGGAATGGGAAAATACGTGGAAGTATTCAAAATCACCACATGGAATGACCAGAAGCTGCGGGAATTATGGAACCTGCACAGCCATGAGAAATTTGCCGAGCAGCACCGCGAGGTCCTGCAGGAGCTTCCGGAATTTATCTTTGGCCGCTATGCCTGGAAGTTTGACGAGAACGGCAAACTGGTATCCGCCCTACCCTATGATGAGGATGAGAAGTTCTGGAATGAGGACTACAAGGAAACGAACGGTAACAGGGTACCGGTGTTTGAGTACGACTATGTGGCCGCCAAGACCTTTTTCCAGAACCGGGGTATCGGCCGTTACCGCCTGCTCGATACCAAACTCTGGACATATATCCATCTGGAGCCACCGGTAGTCCGTACCATTGACGTGGAGGACGCACGCGATTTCATGTTCGCCTTTGCCGAACAGAACTGCAGCCGCTTCGTCAACAACCAGCTGCTCAAGGGAGGATCGCAATACGTCGGACCGTTCCAGATGTCAAGGCTCGCCTTCATCCAGCCGAACTTCATCTCCCCGTCCCGTGACGAGCAATATTTCTATTTCCGTGACCGTTGCTGGCACATCACCCAGCATGAGGTCAAGGAAGTGGGATATGAAAGCATCACCCACCAGATATGGGATGAACAACGGAAGAACACCGATGCCAGATACCTCGGCCACCCCCTCATTGTGTTCAGGGAGAAGGATGGCAGGTATGACTACGAACTCTCTCCGGAAGGCAGGAAATGCCACTATCTCCAGTTCCTTATCAATACCAGCAATTTCACCTGGAGAAAGAGGCCTGAAGAGATTGAGGAGAGTGAAATCTTTGAAAACAACCTTCATCTGCTTTCAAAGATGTGCGCCATCGGCTACATGCTGATGGAATGCAAGGACGCGAACGTGACACGTGCCGTTATCGGCATGGACGGCAAGCAGTCGGAAGTCGGTGACAGCAACGGACGCAGCGGCAAGTCACTTGTCGGTGAGCTGATGCGCCAGGTTGTCGATACAGTCTATATATCCGGGAAACGGACGGACATCTTCAACGACAGCTTTATCTGGAATGACATCGACGAACGGACACGCCTGGTATTCATCGACGATGTCATGCTGAACTTCAACTTCGAGTTTCTGTTCCCCAATCTCACCGGAGACTGGACCGTGAACAAAAAGGGTGGCGCACGTATCACTTATCCGTTCGCCAAATCACCCAAAGTATATATTCCTACGAACCATGCCATCCGCGGTACCGGTTCCAGCTATACCGACAGGCAATGGCTGATAGCCTTCTCCGATTTTTATAATGACAAGCACAAGCCCATGGATGATTTCGGGGTGCTGTTCTTTTCCGAATGGGACTTCACCCAGTGGAACCTGACCTGGAACATGCTGGCCAACTGCATACAGCTCTATCTTAAATTCGGGGTCGTGCAGGCACCGGGCGAACGCCTGCAGCAGCGTAAGCTAAGGCAGGAGATTGGCGAGACCATCATATCCTGGGCGGACGAATACTTCAGCAGCGAAGAGCACTGCCGCCGTACCCCACGCAAGGAGATTTATGACAATTTCTGCAACTATGATCCGCAGCAGCGCAAGTACATCACTTCCACCGCCTTCAAGGACAAGATAAAAAAATACTGCGAATGGAAGGGCTGGGTGTTCAACCCGCACAAGTATGACGCCAAAAGCGGTCTGCCTCTCTTTTTGGACAAGGACGGGAAACCGGTCATAGATGACAAGTCCGGAGGAGTGGAGTATTTCACCATAGGCAAGACAGCCGGAGAGCAGACACCCCAGAGTGATCCGCATGAACTACCGGTTGGCAATCCGGACAATAAACTTGCATTCTGATGGGCGAAACACATTCCTGTATCATGGCCAGGCTTATGCCACTCTACGAGATGGCGCCCGAACGTTTCATGGCGTTCTATGATGCGGTGTATCTGATGTGTGTCGATCTGCCGGAAGGCTGCCGGTTCCGTATCTCAGACCGTTGCCGGGAAAAAGACCTGGAACTGTTCCGGGACATCGTGAAGACTCTCATTGCGGAACAGCCTTACGACAAGTATGCAGGACAATTGGAACTGTCGGATGATATGGAGTATGTGCGGCGGACAACCGGCGTTTAACCTTCCGGGAACCGCTTCATCCCGAAATGGAGAAAGGGATAGAATATACCAATTTATTACGATGTAAAGATACATATTTTCAACGAATTACGCAAACAATCATGCTGAAAAAAGAGCACAAAATATTGGTGGTCGTTTCTCCGGAACCGGCTGAACGCAAGAGACTGTTGAGCCGCCTGGCAGTACGGCTCGGTTTCGCACTCATCCCTTCGGATGCAGCGAAAATCATATCGAACGACATCTACGGCATAGACCTGGCGACGGCCTATTTCGTTTTCTGCAGCAGCTACAATTTCCGTGGAGCCGTACTCACCAACCAGCGCTTGTATGAAATGGCGGCGCGAGGCTTGTGTGTGGCTGTAGGAGTCCGTTCCATTCCCCGTGAATATGAATTCATCTGCAAGGTGTTCTATCCGGAAGATTTTCCGTGATGACATTCCCGGAAAACACAATGCGGAGTATTCTTGAAAGTGCATATTAGGTATTTGTCTGCATCCGGCTGTGCGTGAGTACAGTCGGATGCAGTTTTTTCTTCTGCCCCTTCCCCCCCTCCCCCCAACCCGTCATAATAACGATTCGGACAAACGTGCATGGAAGTGGCAGCAGACATGAGAATTCCCGGAGGGGGTATATTATTCTTTTTTTATTCTTCTTTTTAAAATTGGACTACCTTAAAAAACAGAGAAAAAATCGTGCATTCGTACGGATGTGCGGAATTAAGCATATATCAATCTGATATACAAATATTTATAAGCGTACAAATTCCGCACGAATCGTGCACGAATAGCGCACGAATTGTACTTTTCTTCAAAAAACGGCAAAAAGTACGCAAACGAAAGAATTAGTACGGTTTTGTACGCTTTTTGTACGATTATAACAACTTAATATTCAATAATATACAGAACAAACCATGTACAAAAGTACTGTCGCACGATTTTTACGCTATATTCGTGCAAGGGCTTGGCTATATTACCGGTATTTTGTATATTTGTGTAAAAATCAATGTTTTAAATGACGAAAAAAGACCGATTTGTGTGTTGGCTCCCTTGCAAGCCTTATGTCAAGCAATTCCTGCTGTACAATTTCAATGCCCCGGACGACACTTGGACTGAAATAGTCAATCTGTCCCCGGACAAGGAGCTGCAGAACGACTTCCTTTCCAGGCTTGCAAAACCCGGACGATACGAGAACAGATACCGGAACCTGGCACGATATACCGCCAACGTGGCGGTGGAGATACGCCGTGATGACTTCTACCGATACGGATGGGCGATGTCGAATACCGAAGTGGTGGCGTTCGGCAGCAAGGTGGAAAGACGGATCAAGCAGATGCTTTTCCTCTATCTCGACACCCATGTCAGTATCGGAATCCCACTCTCAACCGCCATCCGCAACTTTCAAAACAGCTTCGGCTTTGATGACGACACCTGGTCTTATGAGACTATCCGCAGGGAGTATAATCGGCATGGATATAGGAAAACGGTGGAGAATACCACGATTTTAGACTTTATTAACCGTATAATTTTGGGGAAGTTGTCCGAATTCGGGACAATTTCCCAGCAGGGAAAAATGGCTTATGAAAGCAATGCATTATGATTTTGAAAACGTCGGAGGATTGTTGCAGGTGATTGCCGTGCCTCCGGCCTCGTTCGTGCAAATCCGTAAGGACTATGCCTCCGGTCTGAACTATCTGGAACTCCGCAACCGGGAGGATATTGTTTCCATACCGGTATATGCCAATGACACCTATTCCTATAATGAAGACAAGGAGGTGAATGACGCGGGGGACTGCTGGAACGTTTCCATTGAAGGGGTGATTCCGAAACTTTCCCCGGCGAACCATCAGCTGATGGAGATGCTGGAGCGTGGCTTGTGGTATGTACTGGCAGTAGACGGCAACGGGGCGGTCCATTGGTGCGGGCAGGAGGACGCACTCATGCTGTTCGCCACAAACAAGACAAGCGGACGTTCCGTGTCGGAACGGAACGGCATCTCATTCACGTTCACCTGCATCCAGGATGAACCGACCGTCTATATTGAAAACATGGAGGAAATATAACCGTACGGCTTCCTTTGCTGACACGCAACACTCTTTCAGTCAAATATTTATCTGTCCGCTGACGGTGCCCGATGTCCTTGGGTACCGTTTTTTTTGCGTTTTTCTTTGCGCAAAAATAAGTTTTATGAACGAGACAGTTATCACATTATTCGGAGCGATTGACCGTTACTGGTACAACAAAAACTATCTGAAATACTTCCTTGACAAGGCCAAAGGCCAGCCCGTACGCCTGAAGGTTTCCAGTTATGGCGGTGATGTGGCCGAAGCGGTCGCCATGTCCTCCTTGATGGCCGAGCACGGCAATGTGACGGTGGAGTTCATCAGCTTCAACGCTTCGGCGGCCACCATATTGGCGTTCGGCGCCAAGTCCATCGAGATGCACGAGGACGGCATGTGGCTGGCGCATAAATGCAGCCTGGGAGTGGACATCTGGGGCCAGCTCAATGCGGACCAACTGGAGGACACCATCAAGGAACTGCAGAACAAGAAGAAGAGCGCGGAAGCCATTGACCTGATGATTGCACAGAAGTACATCAACCGTAGCGGCAAAAGCCTGAAGGAGATTATCACCCTGATGGAAGAGGAACGCTGGATGCCTGCCGCCGAAGCCAAGGAATGGGGATTCATAGACAAGATTATTCCCGGTACCCATAAAAAGCCACAGGTGACCAATGAAATGACCGACTGCTTCACCGCACTTGGTATACCGTTGCCGGCTATCGATTCGGAGGAGAAGCCGGAACCGGAAGGCAAAAACTTGGTCTCCCAGATTATCGACGGTATCAAAGGGCTGTTCCCTACCGGCAACAAGACTGACATTTCTAATTCAAATACAGTTATGCGTAAAGAATTTACTTTCATCAACCAGATCCTCAACAGCGAAGGCATTGAGGAAAAAGACGGCAAGATGTTGCTTACCGTAGAGAATCTGCAGGCCATCAATGACGCCGTCAAGGCCGCCAACGAAGCGAAAGCCAAAGCGGAGAAAGACCTGGCTGTCGCCAACACTGCCAAGGAGACCGCCGAAAACAGTCTGACGGCAGTCGTGAATGACCTTGACAGCCTGAGTGACAGCATCAAGAATGCCGCCGACAACAAGGCCAAGGTACAAGTTATCCGTGACATTGTCGCCAAAATACCCGGAACGGGTACCGACAGCCATCGGGAAGCGAACGAAGACAACAAGTTTGCGGACATCGCCACAGACCCGATCAACAGTTTTGAGAATGAGTAACACTAAACTATTCTATTATGGATTTTAAAGCACCTATTGACATTACCGCCGTTCTGACCGCGGTAAAAAAGCACAAGGACATCCTGAAGGCGGTCGACAAGCTCGACGCCTCAGAGGTGTTGAGACATTTCACTCCGGTACCGGGCATTACCGATTCTCTTGAATTGGGCAAGGTAGAGGGTGGAAGTATTTCCAGCAAGTACACCGGTAAGTTTACAGCTGGCAAGTATCTGGGTAAGATTGTTCCCCGCCGCTTGGTAGTACGTCCGGTTGTGATGGAGATGTCCGACGAGCCGGAACGCTACCGCCGTACCTACATTGCCGAGGTTCCCGGTACACTCCGCAAAGAACATCCCTTCGAGCTGTGGCTGATCAACCACGGGCACGAACTGGCATCCAATGATTTGCTGTTTGCCATCTTCACAGCGAAATACAGCGCTGATGAGAACAAGACGGACATTCAGGACTCTTTCGACGGTATCGGTACCATTATTACCGAAGGTGAGGCAGTCGGGGATATCTCCAGTGCCGAGGGCAACGTTTATACTACCGGTGAACTGACTCGTGCCAACATTGGCGAAAAGTTACTAGAGATGTGGCGTCACATGCCGCGTACCTTCAAGCGCAAGAAGAACATCAAGATGTTCATTTCCGATGATTTGGGCGACATGTACGATGACTGGCGCAAAGATGAAGGTACTATCGTTATCGGATTAAAAGAAGATACTTCCGATACACAACACCTGCTCGGTTCCAACAACCGTTGTGAGCTGGTACGTGTTCCGAATCTTCCCGATGGCAGCCAGTTCGTCATGCTGACCACTAAAGGGAACATTTGCTACGGCTTTGACAAAGAGAGTGATTTCAAGTCTATCAAGCCGTTCTTCTCCGGTAATCCTTATACGTTTGATGCTGCGGGCAAGTACTTGATAGGCTTCCAGTTCGTATCGGTACATAAATCGGAGTTCTGCGTCAATGACCGTCCGGTGGATCCTGAAGGTAGCAACCCGTTCGGATATATCGAGGTCACAATTGCACCGGATGAAGCGAAGGCCAACGGTGGCAAATGGCGTATTCAGGGTGAAGAGGGCTGGCGTGATTCCGGCACGTATGTAGCGGTTCCCGGTGGTAAGGAATATACCGTCGAGTTCCTGGAAGCTGCCGGATATACCACTCCTGCCGTGCAGAAGAAAACTCCTGCTGCGGGTGCAGTAGAGAAAGTGACGGGTACATACGTTGTTAAATCTGAATAAATCCTGTGACTATGGCAGAAGTAGACCCCAAATTATGTATTGCCCTTGATGACATCAACGAGGCAATGGACTGCAACAGTCAGGGTAACATGGCGGGAATCGTACCGTCCGTTATCTTCGGCTATCATGAAGACGTGGCAACATGGCCGGACTATCCGAAAAAGACGGATGCCCCGCTTTCGCTTGAAGAAGCCGGCACACTGGTCGGAGACCTTGTCATGAAGGAAGGCAGGCGTGCTTATAAGATGGATTTCACGGACGACCTGGCGGAATTCAAGATTACGGATCAGGGAGAAACCGGTGGTGAGTCATCACTGATGGACTTGAACATCATTTCTCCCAAGATGCGGAAGAAGGTATTCGGTTTCGAGAATGCCACCAAAGGCCGTAAGATGTTCTTCATCGTGACCGACAACAACGGTACAAACTTCCTAATGGGTGACAAGCGGCGCGGTGCCATGCGTGCCTCAGGAGACGGGGCCACCACCGGAACCGGCAGTAGCGGACGCAATCAAAGTACGCTTCACTATACCTTCGCTACCCCCATCAAGTGCGTGTATGAAGGTGACATGGAAGACATTCTTACTGTGAAAGCTGCACCCGGAGGCTGATTTTTGTTTCTTCGTCTGGTCAGTTGGCTGTTTATGTCCGTCTCCGGATTCTTTCCGGGAGGCGGACATTTTGTTTTGTCCTATCCCGGCAATAAAATTCGCAACATCTTTGTATAACGTTAATATCAAGAATCATGGCTGAAATTACAAATGCTTATATCGAAGCCCGCAGAGAAGGTATCGCCTGGCTGAACTCTGCTAAGAGAGAATACAATGTTGGTGTGGCTATCCTTGCTAAATCAGGTTACAAGACAATCGTATCATCCAAGTTGGCTAAATTAGGCGAAAAGCCGCATACCCGCGAGAAGCTGGAATACGAAATCCGGCAGATGATTAAAGTCTGGTACCATCCGGATGACCCGCGCTTTGAGGATGTGGACCTGGCGGATGATGCGGTGCCCGGTAATGACGGCCGTTCCGAGACGGTTCCCGAAGAGACGGCTGCCGCCATTGTCGCCGTTGCGGAGAGGGAATTGGCGCGTGAGGCGGACGAACAGCCCGCCTATCCTCCGGTGATGGCCAAAATCATCTATGATTTCCGGGAATGCTACAACGAACGTTCACTCCAGCACCGGATGCTTGCCGGACTGGGTGAGACAAACACGCAGGCTGTATGCACGCAGCGCAAGGATATTGTCGCCCGTATAGCCTTTCTCTCCAACCGCATGACACTGCTGGCTGCCATCAAAAGGCAGTTCGAGCAGGACAGGGAACTGCCGACTGAAGAACAGCTGGACGAACTCTACAAAAAAACGGATACCCCCGAAGAAAATCCGGAAAAGGAAGAGGACGAGACCGACATCAGTTCCCTATCCGTGGAAGAACTGAAGAAAGCGAAATCCAATGCCAAGAGCAAGATTACCAAGGCAAGGAACATGCTGCTGTACTCTTCGGAAAGCAAGCCCAAGGACGGCAAGGAGAATCCCCTTCCCGACTGCCCCAAACGCGTGAAATACGAGAAGAAGGTGGCTGTCCAGGAAGCACTGGTGGAAAGGATAGAATATCGTTTGGCAGAACTGCAATAGGTTAGGTTATGCTGGTCTGTTGCAGCGAGATTGAGAATAAGATGATGCCGGTGGATGATGCAGTAAGTCCTATGCAGGGAGACCGATACCCGACAGGCTACATCCACCGAACGGATGCGGCAGCCTCCGGCCACGACCTGGCTGCGGAGAAGCTGCTGCATCCGGACGCCATGGGGGTGCTGGTACCCGGCAGGGACAAGCATTTCTACTCTTCAGGGGCGTTCAACTTGATCCAGTTGATTTTCTATATTCTCAGACAGACGGGGCCGGCACACCTGCTGCTTACCACCTATTCCATCTCCATGGACAGCATTGCGGCGATTCACCGGAAAGTGGAAACGGGCGAGCTGTTGTCAGTGCGGTTCCTGATAGACAACCGGGTACGCAGCATATCACCCAAACCGTTCGATTATCTGGTGACCACGTTCCCGGACTGCTACCGTTGCCTCGCGCTTCATGCGAAGGTGGCGCTGCTGTATAACGAGGACTGGAAGATTACCGTAGTGGGCAGCCAGAACGCCACGCACAACCCGAAGCTGGAACGTGGAATCATCCATACCGGCAGAGATATTTTTGATTTTGACTTTAAAATGCTGAATGATGAATTTGACTCAGGAACAACGTGAGGAGATAGAGAAGATGGCCTATCGTTTGATCCCTCCGGGGCTGATAGCCATCAATATAGATGCCGATGAGACGGACTTTCTCGCGGAACTCCGCACACCGGGCACCGAAGTCCGGACCGCCTTCTACCGGGGGCATCTTCGCCAGACGGTTGAACTCCGGGAGTCACTCATCAAGTCGGCCGTCAATGGCAGCAACCCGGCACAGCAGGAGCTTATCAAGTTCATCAAATCGCAACAGCAGTATCTTGAATATGAATAACAATCGTCTGACGGCATCCAAAAGCAAGGCCTCACTGGAGGAGCAATCCTACGACCTGATACAACAGCACATCATCGACCCGGAGAACAGTCCGCTGCCGGAGCATCTGCGTGTACAGTGTAACCGGGTGCTGCAGATAGCACGTCTTTTGGATGACTATCCGAACGAGAGCCACATCATCAACATCATGCTGGCAAAATACCGTATCTCGCGTACCCAGATAAGGAAGGACATCGCCCTGGCAAAAGAGCTGTTCAAGACACAGCACCAGTTCGATTGGGACTTCTGGTATTCCTGGATGATCAAGGACCAGATTCAGCTTATCCGGGATTGCAAGCTCAAAGGTGATCTCAAGCAATGGAACAACGCCAAGAAAGTGTTGCATCAGATGATTGGTGAGAAGCCGGCTTCCGTCGAGGACCCGCGACGCATGGAGAAGAATGTATTCTACATCCAGATCAACAGTATGGGGCAAAAGGTGGATATTCCCCTGAATGCCGTCCGCAACCTTTCCCAGGAAGAACAGAAGGTTCTGGTGGATTCGATGTACACGCCTATCGACGACGCACAAGCTGAAGAAATAATGAACTCATAACAGATTACCCATGAAAAAATTGACAAACAAACGACTCATCTCTTACTTGGTTGACCATAAGCACATTGATATGGTATCGGTCAACAAGACACAGATTGTCTGTACCGTATCTGCCAGGTTCAGGCCGGAAGAGGTACCGCAGCTGCTGGCTGATACCGGACAGGACATGCCCCGCATGACCTCCTCCGAAGGTGTGAACTACATTGTTTTCCCACGATATTGATACGGCAGGACAATGGACGAAAACGTCTGGGAAGAGGTCATACAGGTCAATCCGGCGCAGGCGGCATTCCTCGTGATGCCGTACAAGAACGGATATGTCATCTACTCGCGTGCCACGGGTAAATCATTCATTACCGGTGCCGTGATAGATGACAACATCCGGCTCATGCCGCGAGGGATTACTACGCTCACCCAGGCCACCATCGGGCAGGCGTTGACTAAAACCCTGCCTTCAGCGTTCAAGATGCTGGAGATGCTCGGTTATAAGCAGTGGGACCCGGTCAGCAAGACCGGTGACTATGTGGTGTGCCGCCGTCCCATCGAAGGATGGTACAAGCCATACGAGCACATCATGTCATTCGAGTACGGCATCAGCTTCAGCAACGGGCATATGCTCTACATACTTACTCAGGGCGGTAACAGCCGCGGTCCGAATGCGGACTACAACATCACCGATGAAGCGCTGACGCTCGACAAGGAGAAGTTCGACCAGGAGGCGGCGCCGACCAACCGTGGCAATGAGCATATCTTCGGGCGCAAGTCGGAGCATCCGGTGCTGAAGCACCACGGCAACACCTTCCTCTCCTCCATGCCGTACACGCCCGAACAGAAATGGTTGCTTGAACCGGCCAAGTATTATGAAGAAGAACGCGGCATCCGGCTGTTTGATGTCTGGAATAAGATTGTGCGGTTACAGATGCAGCTCATTGATGCAAGGATTGCGAATGATGCGGGACTGTTCAAGGAGATCTGGAACGAGACCGTCCGTCTCAGGCAAAGTATCACGCCGTTCGTTTCACGTGACGGCACGCTCTTTATCCTTGGCTCCATCTTCGACAACATCGCCAATGTGGGCATGAACTATATCCTGAACCAGTACAAGGTGATGGATAAGCTTTCCTTCATGATAGAGATCCTGAACTTCATGGTGGATAAGATTGATAGCTGCTACTACCAGTTGGATGAACGCCATATCTATTACAATGCGACCAATGACGACTATATCCGTGACTTTGCCGAAGATCATAACTACAACTGGCAGCAGCTTGCCAATAACGATGACAGCCGACGTGACCTGGACTGCAATCCCAACCAGCCGATAGAGCTGACACCCGACTGGGGTAGTGCTGCCTCATTCCTGGAAGTGGCGCAGGAGCGCAACTATGACTTCGTGACGAAGCTGCTGACACGTGAGCCGGTAGACAACAACATCAACGAGTTCTTTGTCAAACGTGATGAAGAGGATGATACCATGGTGAACGCGCTGATGGACAAGTTCTGCCACTACTACCGTAACCATATCAACAAGCACCTGCATTATTACCGTGACCGTTACGGGGATGCACGCCGTGCCAACAACAAGAAGTCCTACAACGAGCTTGCCATCGAGCGCTTGGAGAAGCACGGGTGGACGGTAGAACAGCACACCCATGCGGGCATGGAGCCACCGCAGCATGACAAGTACCTGCTCTGGGCTTCCATCCTGGCAGAGAAAGACGAACGGTTCCCGAAGAAGCGTTTCAACGGCTCGAAATGCAAATATACACTCATCTCCATGAACAATACGCGTGTCATCGAGGACCGCGAGGGGCGTTTTGCCAAGGATAAGCGCAGCGAGCGTAACCAGTCCATCCTTCCGGAAGAAGCCACCCACTTCGGTGATGCGGTGGATAAGCGTGTATGGACGAAGTACGGGCACCTACTCAGGCAGGCATACGGATTCGTGGACGCACGTATCTGATTCACCTCATACACATACATCCGCAATCACAATCGCAATGCTTATGGCAGGACTCGCAACGTCCGCAATGGGAATCGCTGCACTTTAGGACAGAACGTCGCATGCAGGACTGGCCGAGGGGCATCCTCCTTGTCATATTTCCTTGCTTCTTGCGCTTTTGGTTGCGTTTTTGGATAGGGCGCGGTCGGCAGAAACTTCCGTTTCTGTTTCCATTCGGATGGAAAGAGGGGTATTCTGTATTCATTATCAAAGAAGTATATTTCTTATAACATTCATTAACAAAGAGCACGGCGCGCGCAAAATCCGTACTGAAGGAACAGGCAGGCAAATCTATTTCCTCCAGTACGGATTTTGCGCGTCTCAGCGGTAAGTAGCGGCAGCTACTTGCGTTTGTCCGCATCCATGCAGGTAGCCCCGGTCTTTTCCGTTTCAATAGCTAAGGTAGAGACCGTAGAGCGGTAAGCGTTCCGCTTGGCGTGCCTCCGTTTCTTTTCCGCAACTCCTTTTCATTTCCTGCATCTCTGTATGCGGTCAGGTAGTCTTTTGAGTCCGCAAATGTAGGGCACCGGTCTGACAAGCAAGGTCGGGCATTGTCCGCTAAAAAATCTCCAGCCCTACGGGTAGTATTCAAGCCTTCGGTTTTAGTCGGAACCTTGCGGAATGTCATCCTCGGCACTTCAATTATTGCGGCATCAAAAGGCAACCATACCGCACGTCATACAGACACGCCGGAATAAAAAAAAAGTCGTTCCGGGAAACGGAGAAAATTAAAAAAGGCTCCACCCGACGACTCCAGAAATCCAGAATAAATTAAAAACTTACAGTTATGGCAGCAAAAAGAAACATCCCCGAAGCATGGAAAAATCAATGGTCTAAATTCATGTTTAACTTCTTTGATTACTTGCCTACCAAGTACGAGGCTAACAAACGGGAGTGGTCTATCCGCAGGATGATATGGGATTTTAAGGACGGGAAGCGCAGTGCGTCTGTGGCAGAACTTGTAGCGAAGAAGATGCGCGAGCAGTTCGGTGCGGAGGTTTGCAACGTGACGTTGGTCTGCATACCAGCCAGTAGCGGAGAGAAGAACGAAATCAGATACAAGGCTTTTGCCGAAGAGGTGGCACGGCTGACGGGGTGCAGGAATGCGTACAAAGCAATTACCATTGAGGGTGGACGGATTGCCATCCATGAGACGAAAGCGGCCAAGACGGTGCAGACGGTGGAGGTCATCAAGTTTGATAAGCGTTTTTTCAAGGGTAAGAAATGCCTTGTATTCGATGATATACTGACGCAGGGGCATAGTTACGCACGGTTTGCGTGTGCGCTTGAAACGCTTGGGGCAGAGGTTTTGGGAGGCTATTTCTTAGGTAAGACAATTCTTTTATAACAACTTAATTCATACACTTATGAATACTCTTTTTGATAACGATTGCCGCTACATGAGCGACAGTGAACTGATTTACGAAATCAGCAACAACAGACAGATTGTTTCGGACATCGAACGCAGCAACGAGGTGATAGACCTTGAAAAATTGTTTTCCTCTTTGACTCCTGGACGCAGGAGGGTAGCCGTGGCAGCCGTGGAGATGTACAAGAGACAACTGTCGCAGCAGGTGGAACGTAGGCAAATAAGGATGAGCAAAGACGTATACGAACTGATGGAGCCGTTGATAGGAGATTTGCCGAATGAGGAATTTTGGGTCGTGTCGATAAACCAAGCCGGACGGCTTATCAAGAAAGTACGCATATCGGTAGGCGGCATTGACCAGACTTCAGCGGATATAAGGCTGATTATGCGCGTGCTGATTGATACGGGGGCGGTGCAGTTCGCAGCGGTGCATAACCATCCGAGTGGCAACAGCCGACCGAGCAATGAAGACAAGAGGCTGACGGAGCAACTTAAAAAGGCGGCAGGGTTATTCAATATCACAATGATAGACCACGTGATTATAACGAATGGTGAATATTATAGTTTTGGCGATGAGGGGCTGATTTGACGGAGGGGGTGCAGGGCGCACCCATTCCGTTTGCTCGCACGCTCGCAAACGGAATGGGGCCCGAAAAGCGGAATGACTGGTCGTGTTACCGTTCCTTCAACCACGGAGGGGCTTTTTTGTCCTATGAGAGCGGATGGTTGGCTTCTATCTTTGTGACAAAAAAAGAGATATGATACGCTTTTTCACAAGATTCGTCGCCACCTATGGGTATGATTCACCGAAGGAGTTCTTTCTTTCGGTGGCTCCGAGCTTCAAGTACAACCTGCAATTTCCGGCCATCTCCTTCAGCGCCGTCACTGCCGTAGTCAGCGAATGGATAGGCATTACACCGTTCCTGGCCATGGCCATGCTCGTCGCCATTGTCTCAGAGATGTGGACGGGCATCCGGGCAAGCAAGGTCCAGGGAATAGGATTTGAAAGCTTCCGTTTCTCACGCTGCATCATCAAGCTGTGTATCTGGCTGACCATCATCTATATCACCCACTCGTTCTATCTGGAGAGCAAGGCCGGAGCGGAAGAAAGCTTTGTCATGCTGCTGGCCACCCTATTCTTTTCCATTGTCAAGGTGTTCGTCATGACCTGGTTCTGCGTCGAGCACGTGACAAGCATACTGGAGAACCTGGCGGTCATCGACGGCAAGCCGAAAGACGCGCTGATCAAGCAGGTGGGAATATTGTGGGTGACAGTCACGGATAAATTCAGAAAAAAGGCCGATGAGACGGAAGGTTAGCCATATGTTGCTTTGTGCGGTTATCGCATTTCTCTCCGGCTGGGCCGGCCACTGGCTGGGTTCCCGGAAACGGAGCATTGTCCGCGTACCGGAAACGGTAGTCAGGCATGACACAATACGCCCTGCCATTCCGGAACCGGAGGTGATTGTCCGTGAGGTACCCACAGAAGTGGATACGGCGGCTATACTGGCCGACTATTTCTCGGAGAAGCATTATCTTGATACAATTATTGAACGCCCTTACCTGAAAGTGGAGCTGACCGACGTCATATCCCACAATTCATTACTTGACCGCACGGTAGTGGTGGACTACCGGCAACCGGTCGTATGCAACAACGCGCTGGTGGTGGGAATGGATGCGGGACGTTACGGATGTGTACTGTCCGCAGGGTACCGGCGTAAGTCCTGGGAGTTCAGGGCGGGCTATGACTTGTACAACAGGTCGCTGGTGTTGGGAGTATCTAAAGACTTATGGAGATGGTGACAAATCTTGTAAATGACTCATATGTGTTTTCCTCTGACATGCAGGACATCCGCATTGCGGACGTGCATGACAAACTGAGCCTCAAGATAGAGGTTGACGGGCAGGAGGCACTGTCCGAAATTTATTATCCGGACCACAGCAACACAGTCATCATTTGCGACCCCGGAGACATTATCAATGAGTATTTTGTACGTCCTGAGCTCAACGGTGGGGATGACCGTGTGGCCTTGCCGCCCATGGAGGTACGGCTGGAACTCTCGGACAGCGAGTCCACCGAAAACTATACCCTGCATGTATTTTACTCAAGGTATCATGTGTCTTTTGATCCGCAGACGGACTTTATCTTCTACTCCCGATATAAAATCAAGCATATCAGGCAGAACAGCATTGACTATCTCTCCTTTTTCGTCTCGGCCAGGACAGAGGTATTTATAGACATCATATACATGGAGTCCGGCTCCAGCATCAAGAAAACCATAAAGCTCGAACTGTCCGGCACAGACCGCATGACGGCATATAACATGAGTCCGGTAAAGATAAGCCGGCTCTCAGGCGTCCAATGCGACAATATCATATCGTATGACGCACGCATCACCAACGGTACATTGACAGACCTTGTAAGGTATGTCCTTGACCGGCAGAACCACCGGGAAATGCACCAGTTCCTCTACTATAACGTGTTCGGACTCCCGGAATCGATTTCATTTTCCGGACTGGTACAGTACAGTCCGGAACTGGAGGGGGATATTGCAGACCTGACGAAACAGAAACGGAGGTTCAGCCCTTTCTTCAACGATTTACGCACTGTCAATACCGGCTATCTGGACGAAAACAAATACAAGGCATTGGTGGACATGCTGACTTCTCCGGTACAGCGATGGTATGACACGCCATCGCTTCCGATGGAGATCATCATCACGGACATCGACTTCACCCATACCAAGATGGGAAACCAGCGGGTGAACGTGAACCTCACCTTCTGCCCGGCAAGCAGAAAGCACCAGGTGTTTGACCGGTACTCGTTCGGTGGAGGAATATTCGACTACACATTTGACAGAACATTTGAATGATATAACGATATGGAGACAATACGCAGAAACCTGGCTCTGGCCGACATGGACATCCGCACGGACGAACGCGGACGCCGGCGCATCTTTTCGATAAAGTTCGTCAGTAAGGAAGGCAAGGTCTATTTCATGCCCCAGGCCTACGCCTGCGGTGCAGGACGCATGAACATGAAGGAATACCAGCTCCGGGGCGTGCAGCCCTGCGACTGCAAGGGAAATCCGGAAGGACACCCCTACCCTGTGGATATTGACCTGATACTGGAGTATAACAAAAAGAAAATAATATTCTGATGAACATATTGTTTAATTCAAGCGGCATTCCCCTACTGATGCAGTCCACGTACATATTCGGCGAAACGACGGGGACACCCCAGAACGAAATGAAGGAGCGTACCCGAATCCTGGCGCCATATGACTTGTCGAATGTTTCCTATATAGACATCGACGGAGTGAAGGTGCGTCCATGGGGAGATGAGAATGATTTCCCCCAGAAGGCGGCTGAAGAGATAGGAAACACCAGCGTGCTCAATACGGGCCTGAAGTTTCTTCGTAACCTGACACTTGGGCAAGGCATATATCCTTGTACGGTGAAAGGTTACGACAATGATGGCAACGAGATACTGAAGCCCGTTACCGATAGCCGGGTACAGACTTTTATTGCTTCCCGGAATGTGAGGCGCTACATGGAGAAGGTGCTTCGGGATTACCTGAAGTTCGGCAACGGTGCCGTCCAGTTCGTGCCCTCGGCTGCCGGCAATTCTTTTGCAGGGGTCAATCCGGTCAATGCGCTTTACCGCCGCTATTCCGAAGTGGACGAATATGGTGCCTGCAAGTGCATCGTTTCCGGATATTGGCCGCAACGTCCGGACAAGGGACAATACACCAGGCTGGATGTGCTCTCCGAATACGACCCGCAGATGCACGCCGAGGTGTTGAAGTTTGCCGGAAAGGTGAAGGACGGTTTCATCATGCCGGTACGCGACAGCTGGAGCAATGACGACCTTTACGGCATGCCCATCTGGTGGCCCGCCTACGTTTGTGGATGGGTGGAGATAGCCCATCTTATTCCCCATTTCCTCAAGAAAGCCTACAAGAACCAGATAACCTGGAAGTGGCATGTACAGATACCGTATTCCTACTGGGAGAAGAAATACCCGTCCAAGGACTATTCTGCCAAGGAGCGTGAGGCGGCCATACAGAAATATATGGACTCTGTGGAGCAGAACCTTTGCGGACCGGACAATGCGGAGAAGCCCATCTTCTCTCATTATGCCGTGAACGAGATGAACGGCAGAATTGAGGAGGAGTGGAAAATCAAGCCGCTGGAGAACAAATACCAGGGCAGTGACAATCTTCCGGTGTCGGCAGCCGCCAACTCGGAAATTCTGTTTGCATTGATGGTGAATCCGAATGTGCTCGGTGCAGGTATGCCCGGTGGCACCTATGCCGGCAACCAGGGCGGTTCCAATATCCGTGAGGCTTTCCTTGTGAACATTGCCAACGCGTGGATTGACCGGCAGAATATCCTGGATCCGATTGAACTCTACATCAAAATGAACGGCATGCCGGAATGTGAGCTACGTTTCCGCAATACCGTTTTAGTAACCCTCGATACCGGCAGCGGTACCAAAAAAACATTGAGCTAATGATATTCAGTGCAGAAAAATGGAACAACGGCAAGGAGCTGAAAGCGGTGATGAAGGTGAACACCGCCGTCTCCTTTGACATGATGGAGGCACCGCTTCGGAATGCTTTCCGACAATACCTCGTACCGTTATTGGGCGATGCAATGGCAGGCGAAGTAGTCGAGATATACGAATTCGGTCCAAATCCGGATGTATTGGAACAGAATACCGAAGGGGCAACCGAACGGGAGAAACTGGACAGCCGCCTGCTGGAGATATGCAAACGCGCAAACGCGAACCTGGCGTTCTGGAACGATTTCGATGAAATCAGCATGCGTATCACCGATGCGGGCTTCCAACGTCAGAAATCCGACAACGACGAATCATTCCAGCAGGTGTACAAGTACCAGGAAGATAACCTGCGGACATCGTTACGCAACAAGGGGTTCAATGCGCTCGACGAGCTGCTTGAGTTTCTGTATGCCCATATAGCCGAATATCCGGAGTTCGCGTCCTCCCAGGCCTATCAGGACCGTAAATCGGCCATTGTCCGCAGTACCGCGGATGTCAATGACGTCTGTTTTATCAATGGCAGCCGGATTGTTTTCCTTCGCCTGCAGCCGCACCTGAAGTTTGCCGAGGAGATGCTCCTTCAGCCGGCCATCGGTGACAAGCTGTATGAGCATCTGATTGACGGGCTGGTAAATCCCCCAGAAGACGAAGAAGCCCGGAAGAGCGTGGAGCGGTTGCGCCTTTCCTGCTCCCGCTACATTGTGGCAATGGCGGTCAGACGGCTGCTGATGGAGACGGGTAGCGTCACGGACCGGGGGCTGTACTTCACCGCTGTACAGCCGGGCGAGAAGGGCAATGAGGAGAAGAGACCCGTCGATACGGAGCGTATCGCCGTACAGATCCAGAATCTGAAAGCGGATGCGGACATGTACATGACCGTTCTGCTGCGTACGGTACGGAGTTGCTTTGAGAATTTCTATGAGGGTGATCCCAGGCAGATATACGACCGGGACAATGACCATAAACGCACATTCTGGACATGAGGGAGCTTCGCATTGCATACCGTAGATTCGGAATCCGCCATGAGATAATCCGTCGGGTACCCCAGAAATGGGAGGAACTGACACCGGCACAGTTCCTGCTCGTCTCGCGGCTTTATCTTCAGGAAATGGACGAACCCTCCTTCCTGAAGGAGTTCTATTCCCTGCCGTCCGGGGTCGGTTCCGACACCTATTACAGTTATAAGCTGAGCGAACTGGTGGAGTTCATCAGCGACTGCCGTGTCCGGATGGACCGCTTTATCCTTCCTGCCGTCTCCGGGCTGAAAGCACCGGGCGAACGCCTGAAGGGGATGTGTTTCGAGCACTTCATGCACGTGGACACGGCTTTCAACCGATATGTCCGTGACGGCAAGGATGCCTCGCTGGACACTTTCGTATCAATGCTCTATTTGAAAGACAACGAATATATTGTCCTACCGTCGGGTGGGAAAAACGGCTTATTTAGCAGGCAGAAACCGCTGATACTGCAAAAACGGATAATGAAGGTGGCAAAAATGGACAGGCACGTCAAGTATGCCATATTCCTGAACTACGTTTTTGTCAAGAGGTGGCTTTCAAAGGCTTTTCCTTTCCTCTTTCCGTTGGATGATGAACCGGAGGAAAAGCGGAAAAGACCAACAGCACCGTCTGTCAACTGGCTCGACATCTTCGATGCCTTTGTCGGTGATGATGTGGCGGTGATGGAGAAATACCAGGCAATGCCGGTGGCAACGGCATTCCGTATATTGAATAAAAGAATCCGTGACGCTCAAAAACAGAAGAAATGACTTTTTCGGAATATATAGAGAAGCTGGCTGAAAGGCATGTCGATATACGACACAAGGAGAATGATGAAGTACACTTCCTCTCATCAGAACGGGAGAAGCATACGGCACTGGACAGCGTGCTCCACTATCCGGCAGTGATTGTGGACCGTGGCTCAGGATTCGGTTACGGTGGTAATCCGGGTGCATACCGAAAAGACCGCGATTACCTGCTCTTCATTGTGGAGCATGTGTCCGACACCTCCGACTATGAGCAGATAGAGGCTGCCCTTGACAAGTGCGAACGTATTCTTGATGAGCTGCTCAACCAAATTTTGGAAGACAAAAGGATGAAAAGGCTGTGGCTCGCTTTTTCCTTGGAAGATGTGGAAGCGGATTATGTGGTGAACAATGATAACCAGCTTTATGGCGTGGTTGCGGCTGTTAGTCTGTCCGAACCTTATAAAGCTTTGAACTGCCGGAAGGCATTTGTTTCATAATATGGCAGATACGATTGACATACTCAAGGAACTTGCCCTACAGGTACGGTTCGCTACCCAGGAGAATGAAAATACGGCAGAACGGGTAGGCCGCACGCTGGTCGGAATCTTGAATCTGTTATCCAAATACTCCCCTGAAGAATTGGAGAAGATTTTTCTGAGGAAAGACAGAGCTGACGGCACAAATTTTCTGTTGAAGTTCGGCGAGTTTATCGACTCTATGGTCGCAGGCAAGGGTGCCGGAATATTCCCTGACGGCCGCGCGCAGTTTGAACGCCTTGAAGTCCGCGATTCCCTTACTGTCCTTGAACTTATCTTCAACCGTCTCTCTGCCATGGAGAGCGACTATTCCTTCTCCGAGTCCGGTACTATCGAAAGTGTATCGCAGCTTGAAGACGGCACATACAGCCTGAAGATGAAGAAGCGGTGGGATAACGACTTTACTGCACTGGCAGAAAACGATGTTGTATATGGTGTTGTCAATGACCTTACATCAGGTGGCGGCAAGTATTATACCTCCTGGCTACGTGTCTTGCATGTTGACATCTCAGCCAATATGCTCAACGCTGTGATGTACCCTGATAGCGAGGTGCCGGGTGGCAAGAATTATCCTCCTGAGCCGTTGATGATATTATCACACCGTGGCAACCCGGTGGATGAGGAACGGCAGGGTTATTGGTATCTGTCTTCTCGTGAGAAGTGTATCTGCATGCTCGATGGCGTAACGAAACCCATACTGGAAGAGAATAACTATGCCATCATCATAGGCAAGTTAAAACAGTTGTCACTGTTTGACAACCTGCCTATAAATTACCGCCATAGTTATATCTATTGCCGTGGTATTGCCTTACAGGACATCCTACGTATAGATTACCAAGGCACCCCAATCCGCAACGAGAACAACCGCGGGAAATGGAGTGCAAGCGAAGCGGTTAGTGACCCGTATAAGTCAGAAAAAGAAACCTACGATGCGGTGTATCATTATGGCTGCAAGTGGATGTGCCTGGTGACGGGCACCACGGACGAACCCCAATACGGTTCCGCATCCTGGGCAATGATCGAGGGCAATCCGGATTTCAGCATCGACATTGAGAGCAGCAACGGCTGGTACTTCGATGCGGAGCGTTTTGCGACCACCCTCACCATTACCGGTGAGCTGTACAACCGTGACGTTACGGCGCATATCCTTGACAGTGATGTGGAGTGGACGCGCGATACGGGCAACGTCACCGAGGACAACGCCTGGGCGGTCGCACACGCGGAAACCGGCAAGTCACTGCCGCTGACGGTCAACGACCTCGGCCCCGACTATATGAACATGACCGGGTGCAAGTTCATCGCACGGGTATTGCTGCGTGACGGGCAGAACAATTATGAGACAATGAATTATATAACTTTCTAATTATGCAGACTATACAGAAGAAGATAGAGGTCAACTACCGCCCTCTCCAGACCAGCGGCGGGATAGAGGTTGTCGGCAGCGTGCCGGACGTGCAGGTGTACCAGGCTGACAAGGCCGAGTACACTCCGGACTACACGCTTACCCCCCTGACGCTGTTCCCCCGGTGCAATGCCACCGACCCGGATGCGGTGGTCAAGGTGGGTGCGGTCAACGCGTCATTGGTCAACATGAAGTGGTACGAGCGCTTGAACGGTGTGCGGACATTGATTACATCTGCCAACAAGAGCTATGTCATTACCGAGACCGGAGCCGAGAAGGGTAAGATACAAGTGAAAAAGAATACCGTTCCCGGCAGTCCGGTAACACTGGAGTTCTACGCCGAGTATGTCGATGTGAAGCGTACTGGACAGACGCACGTCTACCGTTTCAGCCGTCTTGTCCGCGCCGTTGACGGCAGCGAGGCACAACCTAAGCTGATGGTCGACTCTCCGTCGGCACTTGACTGGAACCCGTGTCGGGACATTGCCAGGCAGGCCATCACCGCCAGACTGCTTGTCGGTGATGTAGATGTCACAGCAACCAACAAGTGCAAGTTCTTCTTCTATCGGAAGCTGAATACGGGCGCACTGGAGCAGATTACCGACGGTAACGGCGACAATGACTGGGAGTTCGTATCACTGACAAAGAACGTGCTTACCATAGACCGGGACTATATCGGCCACGAACAGACCTACGTCGTGAAAGCATCGTACTCGAAGGACGGTGCTCCTTCATCCAAGCCGGACAGTGACATAGACTATGTCTCCACCACCATCCGCAGGCGTATTCCCAGCATCGAGATTGACTGGGAGGGATTTCCGCAGCAGGTGGCCGACGGAACCAAGATGATATACCCGAAACCGGTCATCCGTGATACGGCAGGGATTGTCCCCAATCCCCAGGCCATCCTTGAGTGCGAATGGTACACGAAGGCGGCCGGCGCCTCCTCATACGTGCTGGCCGCTGCCGGGTACTCGCCCTCCATCCCATGCACCGACGGCATGATGCTACAGCTGAAGGTGATTGACAAGGGCCCGTATGCGGCGGTGGTGACATCTGACGGCAAGTACGTGACGGATGACAGCGGTAAGTTTATAGTGGCAAGGAAAAGGGATGTTTAACCATTAATCGATAGCAGTATGGCATTTTATATCAAAGTGACGAGAGAGGTTGCGGACAAGCTGGGAGTGGCAGGAATCCGCAACAGCACTGCCGACGGCAATGTGCTGTTATGGCAGGCCGATGTGGCAGGCTTTCCCGGCGATACGGTATTCGACCGGGCGGCAGTAGTCGGGGGCGTGTGCCTTTCCCCGCAGCAGGCCAAGGGTGAGATAGACGGCGTGGAAGATCCGGTGGAGGTCGCCACTCCGGAGGGTTTCATGGATAAAGACGGGGAGGAGGTGACCGATGAGCGTAGCGAGTAAGGTCGGGCAGGTAATCTTTTCGCAAAAGTCTGGCGTTTACATGCCAGCGATTATGTGCGACAAAGGCGACCTCTATCAAGAGTATGATGGTGAATCGGGTGCTCCGACAAACATAGCCCCCGACTTCACCACGATGAAGCCGACGCTCTCCTTCCTTCTCACCTCCTCACGGGTGGCTGAGGGGGTTGTGGTGCCCTCTTCCATCAAGTGGTATTTCAATGACGTGTTGATAAGCTTCACATCCAACGTTTCCACGAACACGTTCGGCGGCGAGACGGGTCATTTCAAGTTCATTCCATATAAAGCAGGCACTACAAACTATTACGGGCTTCAGATCGTGAAGAACCTGGTGAAGGCGTCGTCCGGTGCGAGCTGTAGCGTCAAGGCGGTGGCTACGGTGACCGTGGGCAACGTGTCGGATGAGGTGCAGTTCGTCTACAGCATCCCCATCACCAAGGGGGTGGGCAACCAGAACGTGGTGACCATCGTTTCGGGTGATGACAAGTATTTCGCTATCCGGGAGAAGGGAGGCAGTGTTGTCCTCACGGCGATGGCGCGGCGTGGAGCGTCAGAGATCACCTCCGGACTGACCTACAAGTGGTCCAGGATGGTTAACGGTACCTGGCAGACACTCGTCGACCAGACTGGCAAGAGTCTGACCGTCACGGACAGCCTGGTTGACACTACGGGCATCTTCAAGGTGGAGGTGTCGCAGGGCGGCAATCTGATAGGCCTTGACACGCAGACGGTGATGGACTTGTCAGACCCCTACGACATCATAACTAATCCCAATCCCGAGGATGAGACGATTGTTTCCGGTTCCGGAGGTTCGGTGACTTATACGCCTATCCTTGTCAAGCGGGGACAGACCACGAAGGCAAAGAATATGCTGTTCTATTTTGTCTTTATGGATTCGGCAGGGGTCATTCTCAATCCGGCTACGGCGAATGTGGCTGCGGCAAGCGGTACCTGCACTGAAGCTATGTGCCAGCAGGCAGGCGGCAATGTTTCATGGACAATCTCAACGGCAGCATGATATGGCAAAGAAAGCGTTGGCAAGCAAGACGGGAGAAGTGAAGTATCTCCAGCAGGGACCGGTCGGCCCACTGGTCTATCCGACCGGGGAGTACGCGGCATCCGTATCCTATACCCGTACCCCACTGTCCGCACCCATGGTGCTGTGTGAGGGGCAGTATTACGTATTGAACAAGGAGGGCACTTTTAAGGGTGTCAACCCCAAGACAGACTATGCGGCAAACGGCAGTAAGGCGACATGGGTAGTGATGGACAAGATACAGTATGCCTTTATCGAGGTACTGATGGCGAATTTCGCCAAGCTGGCAAGTGCGGTGTTCTATGGGCAGTATATGTTTTCGCAATACGGAATAAAAGCCGATGGCTCTGCTGTAGAAACGGTAGGCGGATATAAAGATTTTAATTACAATGACCCGATGAATCCGGCAAACAAGTTTCGACCAAACTTACTCCTTGATTTTCTGACTGGGAGCTTCAAGGGACGTAATGTTGAAGTTGAGGGGACAATTATTGCCAATGCATCATTTGTTCGGATGCATGATTTCCGTGCAAACGAGGGGTATTTCTTTTTGAATCCGGCTTTTGGCTCTGAATTTCGGAATGGCCGTCCAAACCGAATTTCCCAGAGTATGTATATGCTTCCAGAGGCTGTCCAATATAATGGGATGAAAATCTCGTTGACAATATATAATGCAGCAATGGGAAGCACTTATGGTTATACTTCAGTTGTAACAACAGATGGATTTAATGAACTTACATTTGAAAATAATGAATATCATTATTGCAATAAGATCGCTATATCAAAAAGCGGAGTATATGAGTTCATGTCATTAGGTGCAATATGGATTCTAACTAAAGGAACGGACGTAGCCTATTCTTATGCGGAATTGGAAGAACGTACTTACGAAGACCCAATTAATTAGCAAAATATTAAACAAAACGAGAATAAAAACAAAATGTTAAACCGGTTGTCGTTTTTATCCGAAAATGACGACCCTCAAAAGTACAAGGATGATAGAGAAAATTAAGGAAAATGAGATGACTTCGGTCAGTAGCGTAGATTATGTGCGAGGTTTGAAAGGGGAAGATAGTGTGTTGATAACCCTTTCATCTTTAATGACACAAATAGGCATTTTACATACATCATTCTCCCTTTCTCCAGGAGGACAGTATGAATTACCCTATAAATCTGGGTTAATTATGATACAAAATTCCAATCGTTCACACGAAAAGGCTGTTGCAACTTTGTATGGAAGTGGAAATGGGACTGTAATAGTCCCATCAAGTACCATTCAATTTTTCTCGGAAGAAATAGGCAAAGTTTGTGTTTTTAATAATGGAGAAAATACGAAATATATTATCAAAAATACAAGAAATGAATCTCAAAATCTTATCATTACATTTATAGAATAAATCTATTTAGTTTACCAAATAGGAAGAGTTTTTCCTGCCTTATATTTTTCCGTCATATCCTTTGACCCTCAAAAGTACAAGGGATATGATAGAGAAGGTAAACATAAGTCAAGTAATGAACCAGTGCCAGATAGTAACTGATGCAGACTATGTGTTTGTGGAAGAAGGAAATAGCCAGGGGAAAATGAAACTCAGTGTATTTGATTCGTTGTCCGAAGGGGTATTTATCATGTTCCATCGTAAGAGCGATAATTACCCGCTTATGGTTAAGCCGGACAAGTGGGCGAGCTATCAGAGTAGCGGCGAAATAGCCGAGGGCGTGGTAGTCGTCGAGGGCGGCAAAATCTTAGTCGTAGCACCTACCGAAACGTCGCTGCATTGGAGTAGCGCAGCCGTTAGCGGTGGAGGTAAGACCACAACCGACCGACTGACAGCGTTAGACGACTGGACGGGTAAGGCCAGCACCACAGCACAGATTACGCACGCCGAATGTAGCAGCGCAAGTTACGCACCGGGTTACTGCGCGCAGTACAGCCGCGTAAATGCAAACGGCAAAGGTTTGACCGCCGGGCGTTGGTGGTTGCCGTCGTTAGGTGAGTTGATGATGATTTACGCCAATATGCGTAAAATCAATTATGCGTTATCGCTTATCGAGGGCGCAACACAGTTATCCGAAACGTGGCACTGGAGTTCTACCGAGTTCAGCGCGGCCAACGCGTGGGGTTTGTACCTCACCAACGGCAGCGCGAGCAGCGACGCTAAGGCGGCGGGCACGAACAGAGTTCGCCCCGTTTCAGCATTTTTATATTAGTGGTTCTTTGGAATATAACTCTTTAACAGATACAAATCTTATAAATGAAACAGTTGGATAATAGTATAGGGGCACTTGCCCCTATACTATTCCAATGTAGCTTCAAATCCTCCTTCGAATGCACTGTTATCCGCTGCTTCCATCTTCATTGATATGCCAAAAGAACTCATTAGGAGTACATTTAGTATTGGCGTATAGACTAGCCGTTCAGCATAAACACGGCACTTTCCATCAGCTTCAGTCTTAGCTTTAATCTTAATATTATAGCTACCTGAGAGGACTTTGACTTTTAGATTAGGATTGCCTGTTACATCACCAGCTCGTGATATGGAGATGTAATATAGGCTAGGCATTCCGCTTGATGTTGCAGATATAGACAAAAGAATTGAGCCTGTAACTGGAGTGCTTGTAGTCTCAAACAGAAGTACACTATACGCGCCTTGGAACTCCGATAACACACCTGATGGCATTAATCCTTTATTGGAAACTGTAGCCACTGCCATCTTATTACGAATACTATCAACTACTCCCGTGGCTGTAATATCAATCTTCTCCATCATACCTTTGTATTTTTGAGGGTCAGAAGATACGAATGAAAAAGAATGTATTAGGAAATATTCTATTTAGTAGTAAAAATCATTTCCATTGAGTCCAAACACCATTGACTCGTGACCTCTTATACTCTTTCAGGTCGATAAAGGATATTGCTATTTGTACAAAATCAGCTGAACCTATAACCTTGACCCAATAAAAGCTATTGGTTGGAATGTTTGCCACATTATTCCATACGCTATATTCTCCAGCTTCTACAAGGTTGTTTAAGTCTCCATCTTTAACAATATTTGCTTTGTTCATTTGCAAATTAAGGTCGCTTTTCTTAATCTTCACCGGTTCACTACTTGTTTCCCCATAGAAAAAATCTGCATCATCCTTAACAGATAAGCTGTTCAAGGCTTGACTTATGTTTACCTTCTCTATCATATCCCTTGTACTTTTGAGGGTCATTAGAATACCCTTTTTGGTTAGGCTGTTGAATAAGACTACCTTCACCGCAAAAATGGTTTACGCATACATTAGGGTTAGCACTGACAAACAAACAGTCGAGAACCAAAGGTTCGAAGTCCAGAAATTTGCAACGGAAAAAGGACTTGTAATAGATAAATGGGTGTCCGAGAAGGTTTCCGGCACCAAAATTGCTAACGATAGGAAATTAGGCCCGCTTCTCAAGAGGATGAAGAAAGGCGACACTCTAATCATAACAGAAATCAGCCGATTAGGAAGAAACCTGATGGGTATTATGTCAATGCTTCACCTCTGTATGATTAAGGAGACTTGCGTTCTTACTGTCAAGGAACGTTACGAATTAGGTAATAACATCAACAGTAAGGTATTGGCATTCGCTTTCGGTTTATCCGCTGAGATTGAACGTGATTTGATCAGTCAGCGAACCAAGGAGGCCCTTGCTTACAGAAAAGCTGCAGGAATACGACTTGGTCGGAAAAAGGGGGATAAAAACACGCATTACAAGCTTACAGGAAAGGAACCTCTCATTAGAACTATGCTCGAATATGGTTATTCAAAGGCAGCCATATGTCGTAAGCTTAAATGTAACCCTAAAACATTGGATGACCATTTAAAAAGGATGCAATAAGTAATCGGATTTCAAATATAAATTCCTATATTTGCTTGTAGAAATGTATATAAATACCAAGAGCTTAGTGGCAACTTACGTTGTCATCGAGCTCTTTTTTTATGTCCTTTTTCAAGGTTGTGGAAGCAATTACTTTTGCTGTCACGGAATGTCAGTGGAAAATTGTAATTCAACAACTTGTTTGATTTTGCCTGATGTACATTTGTGCGGTGTCGGACAAAAAATGGTTATTAGTAGATTATTAAATGAATTGGTGAAATGGATATGAATGATTGGGTTATGCTGGTGACCGCCCTCGGTGGCATCGAGGGCATCAAGCAGCTTATTAAGTGGTGGATGTCGCGCAAGACCAATGCGCGTATTGAGGACGCACATGCTGATGTCGAGGAGTTCAAGGCATTACGGGAGTACAACGAGTTCCTGCAGAAGCAGCTTTCGGTGAAGGAACAGCGGTTTGTGGAGCAGACAGACCGGCTCCGTAAGGTGCAGGATGAGTTATTTACACTGAAGGAGGCTAATTCTGACTTGAAACTGGAACTGGCACTGAAACGGTGTGAGAGAAAGAAGTGCGGTGATAGAGAACCGCAAAATGGGTATTAATTGAATAAGGAGGAAAATTGAAATGGCGAATGTGAATCAACTTGCACCGTTTATCCTAAAATGGGAAGGCGGTTTCGTGAATGATCCGGCAGACCTTGGAGGTGCTACAAATATGGGTGTGACTATCGGTACGTGGAAGTCATGCGGCTATGACAAGGACGGCGACGGTGATATAGACGTAGATGACCTGCATCTGCTTACCCGTGAGGATGTCGTTAAACGGGTGCTCAAGCCGCATTATTGGGACAGATGGAAAGCTGACGATATTAAATCGCAATCAGTTGCTAATATCCTTGTCGATTGGGTGTGGGCATCCGGTGCACACGGAATAAAGATTCCTCAACGTTTGCTTGGTGTTACTGTGGATGGAATAGTAGGTCCTAAGACCATTGCTGCGGTGAATGCCAGGAACCCGCGTGAGTTGTTCGACCAGATCAAGATTGCACGGTTCGATTTCATCGAGGATATATGCAAAAAACGTCCGGCGAACAATAAATTTAAGAGAGGTTGGATGAATCGGATTAATGATTTGAGATTCGAGGAATGAAAAAGTTACCGTGGATATTAATTGTACTGCTGGCAATTGCTTGTATAGTGGTTTGGTTCCGTCCGCATGAGCAGCCTCCGGCTGAAGTTCGTGTAGAGACGAAGATAAAGACGGTTGTCAAGGTAGATACGATGCTTATCTCTGCACCGATGGCTGTGTTCTGGCGTTTCGTGCCGGATGATACGACACGGATAGGTGATACCTTGCTTCATCGTAAGCAAGTGGTATATAGAGACAGCTCGTATCAGGCTGTGGTGAGCGGATATGTAGACCCTCGGCTGGATAGTTTACAGATATTTCCTAAGACGGTGTATCAGACGGTGACGAATGATATATACCATCCAGTCGCCATCAAGTCGAAGAAGAAGCGGTGGGGCTTTGGTTTGCAGGCTGGGTATGGCTATCCGAGTGGAATGTATGTAGGTGTAGGGGTAAGCTGCAACTTATTCATGTGGTAATTGGAATGTGGGAAAAACAAAAACAGAATGTTCTGTTAAGATATTTTTTGGTGAATCTTTGTTTTCTGCACTAAAATACGTATTTTAGTGCCGCCAAATAAATATATCTTAAAAATGAATCCCTTTTCATTGTGTAATCCGTAAAATCGGATTAAGGTTGTAGATAAACCTTTTGGCACGCAGTGATAAGGGATTCGCCATTTCTAATAAGTATGAAAACAACAATAGAAGCTTACACTATTACTGTAAGAAGAAAAAGAGAAAAGGACCCTTTGTTATTTTCTGATTCTCCTGATATTTATGATTTAATGGCTCATGACAATGTTAGTTTCATTAAATATATAGATAAGAATATTACAGGAGATCTTCCTGCGGAAAAAATGACAGTAAGAATTCCTCCTAAAGACCATAGTCATAATGATAAAAAGAGATATCTATGTGGCATTATTGAGACTGGATACTATGGGAAAGAGTATGAGGCAGTAGACAAAGATGACCCAAAAGATGAAACGAAAAAGATTCTTTTAGGTAAAAGCAAAGCAATACTTAAGCCTTTTTTTTATTATATTCAGATTCCGCGAAAGGGCAATAAGGCTTTGTTAATATTGGAACGTGTAGATAATAATGGTATCTATCCTTTACTTCGAAGTATTTTAATTTCATTTTTTAATTATCATTTTCAGGTTGAAGATTTATATATAATTGATAGGAATGCTGTCGTATTGACATCGTATTTAAAAAAGTTGAAAGAGGGTAGGTATAACTCTTTATCCTTATCTGCCAATTCTATACATACAGACGCTGCTGAACGATATTTTGGAGGATTAAATTCTGAAGATTTTACGATAGAATTGACGATGAAGTTTAAGAATGGTATGGGGGAAATAAAAGAAAAAAAAGTTAAGGAAATGATTAATTCAGGAAAATTTCTTTTTGATTCTCCAGATTTAAATGCTATATTTGAAGACTCGACGAAGAAAGTTACTGCGAGTATTGCAGGTGGAAAAACTAGAACCTTGTATTTAGGTAATGAGAATAAGAATATCATTCATCCTTATTATGAAATCGAGGTAAAGGATAATGAAAAAGGTTTTTCAGATTATTCTTCAATCAAGAAAGCTACCAAATTGTTTATTACTAATAATACAGAATTTAAGGTGTTTGAATAAATGAGGTTTACTTTTATAAACATAAGAGATATCCTTCAAAAGCAAAATGAAATACTGAAGGTGGATTCTAATAATAAATGGATTTTCATAAGATTCCCTTTATTATTAGGTTTTCTCTGCAGTATACTATTCTATAGTGATACTAAAAGTATTTTAGGTATTCTTACTCTTTTCTTATCTATATTTATTCCTATATTTATTAGTTTGTTGGCAACATTAATTTCATTCGTAATGAATAAAATTAAAACTCGTCATAATAAGGAAAGAATACCATTAATAAAGGAAACCTTTTATAATATATGTTACCTTATCCCCATATCTTTATTCCTGTTGGTTCTATCATTATTGATGAGTTTAAGTATAGGAGATAGATGTGTGCTTTATCAGTACAATTTTATATCCCCCATATGTGGTACTGTCTTTTCTATAGAGATTACAGTTCATTTTATTTATTTGTTAATTTTCGGTGTATTATTCTATGGTGGAATTATTCATTTGATTATGAATATACTCATGGTGACTAAACGAATCTTTAAATTATTTGATAAAGAGATAGATTTATTGACTAATCCAGAAAACAATTTTGTGTCTGACAGTAAAGAAGATATTTCTTCAGAAAGTGAGGACGGAGAGGTTTCTGATATAATTGACGATTAATAAATTCACGAAGCTTTAATCGTATATATGCCCCGGCTTCCGTCGGGGCTTTTTATACAAGAAATGATTAGTTAAAAGTATTCCAGTGCCTACTTTCTTTTATATCTAAGTTGATACAAACTCAAATATGATTATCTGAAAGTAAGAACAAATAATAATAGTATTAGATATGAAACAAAGAAGAAATAGGTCTGAGTCCAACTATAAACGTGCAAAGATTAATTCGTGGTGCAGGCTTTTAGAAAAGGATTTTGATTGGGATTATACGTTTTTATTGGAAATAGAGCGCAAGAAAATAATAGAAATGTATGAATACTTTAAAAAGTGTACGCGTTCGGATAAAATGCCTATAGTGGCAAGAGACTTGCAACTTTGTATTGGCCTATTGGATATTGTGCTCGAAAAAGATAATTTGCAGTTGGAATTTTCAGGAATGAAGACTATGCGTAGAGATGACGGTATGTATGAAATGGTAGAAAGTCCGCATATAATAGCTTGTAGGAATCTATACATTAACACTAAAAATGCATCAAGGTTCTGCCTATTTAATTTCCCGACAGATGATTATGATATTGAAATTATTCATAAAGAGGAATTGAGAAGATATAAGGCGTGGTATCTATATAATAAAATCAGAACTTACAAGTTGTTTTCTTGGTGGGATTAGGTAATAGGCATCCATCATTCTTACATCGTAAGGTTTTGATAGGTAAAGCAGTCCAATAAGCGACCTTTTTTCTTTGGCTTCTCTCTGCTATGATTTATCTTTGCAACAAAAAAATATGGCATACAATTATGACGAAGAAAGCGTGAATGCCTTAATGAAATGGGCTGAGAACGCACTATTACCCAAAGAGGTGACATTAAGTGAGGCAGAACATATCTTTGACACCTCTCTGTATGTTAATGCGAATATCTGCGATATTAAGCAGCATTATCCGGATGCTTTCTATAATCTGGCCATTGATAGATTATATCGGTTGAAGGAATTTATTGAGTCAAACAATTAGCTATATAGAAATGACCTCTCCTATTTTAGATATAGAAAAAAGTAGCGTTGACAAATATTTGAGTAATATGGTTCAAGACTCAAATCATCGTTTTAAATCATGGGAATATTGCTATACGGTATTCGGTAATTCAGATTCAGTAGATTATTTATCTCTTCACCTTGCTTTTTATTTAGCGAGTTGGGGAATGTATAGAGGTAGTTGTGGAATACTTTGGAAAGATTATACGATTCATATGGATGCCGTAAACATAATAAGGAAATTTCATTCCCTAAGAAAAGAATGGTTTACAATGGATGATGTTTCTCAAATAATGGAGTTGTACAATGCGCTCAAGGATTACTACAGTAAAATCACATATTATAAACCGGAAAATAAGACTTCATCCTTAAACCTTGCTGCGACAGATACTCTGATTACTAAAATCATGTTAGGAACCATTGGCTGTGTTCCTGCATTGGATGACTTGTTTAAGCGGGCATTTCATTGTCAAGGCAAGCAGTTTGACGAAGAATTATTAAAGCGGATAATTGATTGTTCTCAGAGCAATAAAGATACAATACAGCAATGCCAAAGATATATTTCTGAAAGACTTCACTACCGCTATCCATCAATGAAAGTTGTAGATATGTGTTTTTGGCAAAAGGGATTCGATGATTTAAAAAACAGAGTAACCAAGAATGGCAAAATTAGATGAGGTTTTAAAATTAGTGAGATTATACGAAGAGAAGTATCGTCACCCAAGTCTTACACGTTTTTCAGTTAGTGACAAGTATGATTTGTTTCCTGGGAAAGAGAATATGGAAAACTGCTGGCTCCAATGCTACCATATGCCGATAGGCCTGGAGTCTATTTGATAATGGACGATAAGGATAATGTGTTATATATAGGTAAATCATCCGTTGCCATTGGCATTTGTTATGATGGTGAAGGGAAATGTCGGGTTAGAAACCCTTATTGGAGCACGTCACCTAAATATATTGTAGCTATTGCGGTTCCATTTGATTCGGCTTTTGAATGTGCTGCTTTAGAAGAATTCTTATTAGCCAACGTGCAGACGACTGATAATTCCATTTTTCAAAAATAAAAATGAATATGACTTTTGTTGAATAAAGCATGATTCTTTAATATTATGGCAGAACTCAAATATACGTATGCTCTTGATAAGAATGAAAATTGCATTGGTATTGAAAATGCTCAGAAAGGAATAGAATATCGATGTCCTCATTGCAAAGGAGAAATGGTTGTAAAAGAAGGTTCTATTAAAGTAAAGCATTATGCTCATAAGATAAGACCGCAAAACTGTAGCTATGAAACTTATCTTCATGCTCTTGCCAAGAAAAGATTTGAAGAGTGGTTTAATTCAGATGGTGCATTAAATATCTCTTTTAGAACAAAAGATAGATGCTCTAATTTTGAACATTGTCTATGGAATCATGATGACTATACTTCTTATTATTGTGAGAAAGAATCGAGCCGATCTTTTAACTTAAAGAATTATTACAATGTAATTACTCGAGAAAAAACATATAAAGGTTTCCGGGCTGATTTATTTCTTTCTGATTCTGAAAATAGACATGAGCCTATTTTTATTGAGATTTTAGTTTCACATCAATGTGAGAAGGAGAAGATAGAATCTGGGATGCGTATTATTGAAGTTGCTCTAAGCTCTGAATATGAATTAGACGATATTATAAGAAATGGAATGATTTCAGAAGATGAGACAACAATGTTTTATAATTTTAGGCGTAAAGATGGGATTACTAGAACATGTGGGATGCAACTCAATAAATTCGTATTATTAGAATCAATGAAAGGTTTATATAAGCGTATTAGTTGTAATGAATATACCCATCGATATTCATCTGCTATATTTGAGATTACATTCGATTATTATACTAATCGTACTATAGATCCTTTGACTTTTGGTTGGGTAATTGCCTATAAAAATTATGAAAATGTGAGAAATTGTTTCTTATGTAAATATTATAAAACGAATTATTATACGAGCGAGAGGATATGTTGTTTGTATAAGAAAAAAGGTATTGAAAGGCATTGCAAATCCAGTGAGGCTTTAAGATGTAATGAGTTCAGTATTGATAAAAATATTATAAATGAAAACTGTGATTATTTATCATATATTACATATAATATCTGGAAAAAAGGTATGGGGAATGAGGGAATAGATTATATAAAAGGAAAGGTAGCCCAATAAGCAGCCTTTATTTTTGCCTTCAGATTTCAGTAACAATTCATACCTTGTGTATGACATGTCGGGGCTTTTTCGTTTGCGTGCCCTTTCTTTTATAAAAATTCCCTCAAGTCACGTAGGGAATTTCAGAAAAGCAGTTGTCTTTATAGTAG